GGCAGCTTTCGCTGCCTTCCTTCTGTTTCGGGGTGGTTCCCGAGACGGTACGTGCATCCCGCGCCTCGGCGCAGCAGATTAGCTATCTGCCAACCAAGGGGTACCGTGCCTGCGATTGACGAGGTTAGCTACCTCGTCATTCCGTCATTACCTCACCAAAGGAGCCCAGAGATGGATAAAGAAACCAAGAGAATGCTCATCCGGGTCACTGGTATGGGCCTTGCCCTAACCTTCATGACCAAGGTGCTGTTCTTGCCGGCTGCTTTGTCCATTGAACTCCTCCGTCTCGGAGGACTGCTATGACGGTGTTTGGGCCTTTCCACGTATCTGAAGTCAATGGCTCTGCCACGACTAAGACGCGTGTTGTCCGCAAGGAGCGCTACAAGACCAACGGTCGAGAAGTTGCTCCCTACATGGTCATCACTTCCAACGCCTCTATTCCAGGGCGTTGGGTCTCGGACATGGACTACATCGCGAGTTCAGAATTGTTCGGTGGTGGCTCATCTGAGCGTATGTACGATCGTGCATACGATAACTTCATGGGCAAGGTCCGTGGAGGCCCCGACAAAGCTGTAGCGTCCCTCGGGGTCGCTTTTGCTGAAATCGGGTCTTCTCGTGCTATGGCCATGAAGCGTCTCAGGGACGTCGTACTGTTGACGAGGGCGATTCGTGAAAGAAATTTTGCGAACTTTCTCTATGCCATGGGCATGGAGGCGCCAAAGTCAGCACGCGATCATTGGAGGCGCCGACGCGGTGAAGCAATCGAGGATAACCTCCTCGAGTACCGCTTCGGATGGGTTCCGATCTTCCAAGACATCTACGCTGTTCAACAGCAGCTAGGACGTGAGTTTCCAACCTCACGTGTTTCGGGGACGAACTTCCAAACGAAAGTACTTACCAACTCTGGTACGTACAAATGGAATGTCGCCGGCCGCCTGGCCGTGCGCATCAGCGCCGACGTCGTGGTATCTAACCCGAATGTCGCGTTGCTGAACTCCTTGGGTCTGCTAAACCCTGGAGTGATAGCCTGGGACCTGGTGCCCTTTAGTTTCTTAATCGAGGGTTTCGTACCTCTCGGTAAGTTCCTAGGGTCATTCAGTAACGAATGCGGTTTTACTTTAACGAATCGCACCGTTAGCTATCAGTGCTCTGCAGTGGGAACCTTTCAGCCTAACCCGACACAATTGGGCCACGCTGACAGCCGATTTTATCGTCGCCGAGTCGTATCCGACTTTGCGATCCCGCCGCTACGCCGTCGTATCCGCATACCAGGTGTGGATCTTTCCTACGGTGTGACGCTTACTGCGCTTGCCGTACAACAATGGAAGTCTTTCAAGTCTAGCTTTCGCTAGAGCTTCCATAATCTCAACCCCTCAACCTTGGAGCTATTATGCCCTCAATGCAAAATTTGACCGTCAAAGACAGTGCCAACGTCGACAAGACCTTCACCGGCATTTCGCCGGGTGGCCCTGGATCGGCGGCCGTCTGGCGTCGTGATGACCTGACCACCCTTGCGGTTGGTTTTCGTCCCACTATCCAGCAGTCCGTCCGTGACGCCAACAAGTCTGGCTCGCTGAAGGAAGTCTCTGTCGTTACCAAATGGCCCGTCGTCGCGACGGACATGGCTGGTAACAACAGCCTCCAGCGTACGCCTTACATGGTCACCAAACTGTACATCTCGGATGACGTCGCTGATGCGGCGACACTCGAGTTGGTGACGCAGCATACCAACGCTGTGGCCTTGACGGCCATGCGCGAGGGTTTCAAGAATCGGACTCAGTTCTTCTGAGCAACCTTTTCCTCTGATTCCCTTTAACGGTATACTGCATCAACAGGATGAAAACCATGGACAAGCAGCTTGCGAAGGTTTTCGGCCGCATTCTCGCGGCCCGTAGCACCCCACTCTCTGATAGAGCCAGACAGCTCCTGAAAGAGGGTGATACCCGGGGGTTGGTCTCGCTTGAGATCAATCCACTTGACTATGTTGACGCTCGATCGTATCACTACGATGCGGTTGTCGCGAACTTCTTTAAGAAGACTCCTTTCGATGTCGGCATTAATACCGCTGATGTTGCTCGGAATACTTTTTGGGAATGTGAGCGCGTTAACAAAAGTACGAATGACAGACTTCGTGTATGGCGCGAGCGCCATGTCCACAACGGCCCTTACGAGCCTGAGAACCTTCCGATCGCGCGGTTTATCGACCGCGCTCGGTTGTTCATTAAGTCTGTACTCGGTCCTATCCCTGATCGGATCGACGTACGCTTTGGTCCCGGGGCTACTCTCCTCGATAAGGCACCGCGTAATACGGTCCCTGACAAAATCGAGAACCCTGAGTTTGCCGTTTCTACACGGGCGAAACCCTATGTCGCGCTCATTGAGCCGACGGCATGGGGCCGTGTATGGATGGCTACCGGAAAGGCTCCTTTTATAGCTGACTACGGGCGGTTCACCACCGTCCCAAAGGATGCGAAGAAGGACCGATGCATTGACGTCGCCCCGGCTGTGAACGTGAGTTTGCAGCTTGGGATCGGCGCCCACATGAAGACCCGGCTTGAGAAAGTCGGTCTCCTTCAGCGTGGGAGAGGGCGTTTCGAGGATGGTACCTCGGACGCTCAAATCAAGCATCGTCTATGGGCTTGTCGTGCTAGCCGGGATGGCCGGCATGCAACCCTGGACCTTTCAAATGCGAGTGACACCATTAGCCGCGAACTTGTCCGGTTATTGTTACCGGATGAGTGGCATACTCTCCTCGCCGACCTCCGAACACCTTTCACGAGGGTCGAGGGAAAGCGAGTATGGCTGGAGAAGTTTTCAGCCATGGGGAACGGTTTCACATTCGAGCTTGAGACGCTGATCTTTGCCTCGGTTTGCCACGCCCTTGGGTGTGGTACCTGCGGTACGGATTACAGCGTTTTTGGCGACGACATGATCGTTCCTTCTGAGTGTGCGGCCGACGTTTGTTCGGCTTTAGCCTTTCTTGGAATGACCGTTAATACGAAGAAATCCTTCGTGTACGGTAAGTTTCGGGAAAGCTGCGGTGGCGACTTCTTCGATGGCGAGTCCGTAAGGGCTCACTATTTGAAAGAGTTGCCGGCAGCGCCAGAGAATTGGATCAAGCTTGCGAACGGACTCTATCGAGTCTGTAAGCAGGACATGGGTTCTTACCCAGAAATGTCCTTCGCTTGGATGGCGAGGCTCTCCTGCCTCGACCACATTCCAGTTCACATACGGCGTCTGATTGGCCCAAGTCGCCTAGGCGACCTGGTTATCAACGACGATAATCCTGCTACATGGAACACCCATAGGAGGGCCAAAAGCCCTTACGTGGACTGGTTCCGTGTGTACCGTCCGATCACTCGGAGGTATCCACTTTACCACTGGAAGCGTGATATCGTGCTCGCAACAATCCTGTACGGCGCGGCGTCTTCCCTCGGGGTCACCCCTCGAGATAGCGTTGCCGGTTACCGGATCGGTTACGCCACTTAGTGCGTAGCTCATTCCAGCTCTGCTGGTGGACCCTAACGGGATAAGGCCCTGTGCCAAACGGAGTGTAAGTG